CTGCAAATACAAGACAAGAAGCAGAAGAATTTTTAGAATTTGAAAGGTTGAAGCGTGATGAAAAACATAGATTAGAAACTGTAGAATGTATCAAAGAAAGTAGTTTATCTAAAACTTTAAAACAAAAATATATAGCCTGTACAAAAAGAGTATATAAAAATAATCTGAGAGAAAAAATTCCGAAAGATACTGTTATGCATTTATCAGAAAAATATGGAGACGCAAGAAAAAATAGTAGTCAAGAAGGTAGAACATTTAGAGATTTTAATATTACATTTGATTATGTTTTAGAAATGTATGATAAGACAAAAGGACTATGCCCATTTTTTCAATTACCTTTTGTTGTGGAAAATAAATTGTTACCTAAATACATGAGAAATTATGAAGCACCAAGTATTGATAGGTGGGATAATTCCAAGGGTTATGTTTATGGGAATATAAAAATCATGTCTTGGAATGCTAACAGAATGAAAGGTAATTTATCCTTAAATAAATTTGAAACCTTTTGTCAAAATTCATTAAACTATTTAACAAAGTGAGGTAAAAAAAGTGAGTAAAATCAATGACTTATTAGAAGAAGCAAGACGGCAAGGGGCATTTGACAAATACTATGAATGGGATATCCCAAAAAAATATAGATTCCCTGTATTTAAAGAACAAATAGGTAGTGTTATATTCGTATACAAATTAAAAGAACACACAATTAAAAATGAAAAAAAAGATGTACAGTTAGAAAAAATTGTGAATGAAACTTTAAACAAAACGAATAACATTAATAGAGGTGAATGAAAAAACCTTACACAGTAAGACAAATTTTTTACTTGACAAATTGTATGAAGTATGAAACAATAAGAGCAAGTCAAAAAACAGAAAGGAAAACTAATGACTAAGAAAAAAACAGAAACGCAACAAGAAACAGAATCAGTTATTGACGGTTTACTTGTTGAGAAACTAGACGCTTGGCGTACTGAGGAAATCAAAAGGGAAAACTCCCATGTGATAGTTGATTTAATAGATTATCTATCTACTAAAGTTTATCCCGATTTCAAAAATAAAGATACTGATAAGGAATTAAAAGCCGTTAGGAAGTATATCCTAGCAAGTTATCCCTTTGATGAATCATTAGGTATCAGTAGAAATGCGTATGATGTGATGAATAGTAGAATATCTAGAGGTGGTCAATTAGTCTATCGTAAAAAGATTATTATCAAAGATGATAGACTTAGAGATAAAAAAGGAAATGCCTTGACGATTTCTAAAATGGAAGACATCCACAATAACTTCATCAATAAAACTTCTAAGCCTAAACTAGAAGCAGTAAAGGAAGAAGTGGAAGTTGAAGAAGATACGCCATTAACAGTAGAACAATCACCTAGAAAACCACAAGAGGAATTATCCCATAGTGATATGATTAATGAATTATCAAGTACTGATTTGTTTGTTGATGTAAGTACGACATTCTTTACAAAGATGATGACATTAAATTCTAGTGATTTAAATAATCTATTCGAGGATAGAAATTTCGTGGAATATGTACAAGAAAATTACAAACCATTGAAACATCTATTGGAGCAGATTATTAAAATAGGTGTCAAGAAAAAATCTAAAGTTGCGTAATCAATCTAACTTCAAGGACAGGGGTTATATTCCCCTGTTCTTTATATAGAAAGGAAAACAAAATGAGTTGTATGCACAATGAAATACTACTAGAAAAATGGTATGAGGAAGCCTTACAAGAAACATTAAAAGAATATAAAGATGTATCTAAGGCCGAAGAAGAAGCAGAAAAGATAGCAAGGGATAGATTACAAAGGGAAAGTGAATAATGACTAATGAGAAAGCATTTATGATAGCTGATAGATTGTTTTGGATATTCATTGAGAATACGCATCCCAATAAAATAGATGACTATATTGAAGCTGACCCTGACAATCCTGACGGCACAAGAAATACCGAAAGAGGTATAGAATTATTTGATGAGATAGAAGAATTTGTAAGGGGGATAGAATGAATAAAGTTATTGGTTGGAAGGCAACACTTGAGTTGAGTTGGGATGACGGAACAACAGAAAAGATTAATGACTATGATTTTTCAGATTGGTTAAATGAACAAATTGATTATGAGATTAGTGATTATGAAGAATCTAAAGCTATGATAGAAAGGGAAGACAATAATGATTGATAAATTAAAGAAGGCACGATACACTTTACGAGATACAGAAAAATATCTTAGTGGCATCCTAGCGTATGAATGGATGCATCATCATCCACACTTTCATGGCAATACAAAACAAGTCATGCAAGATATACGAGATAATCTGATTAAGACTAGCGAAGAACTCAGAGGGATTATCGATTCTATAAACTTAGATATCGACAAACAATAATGGCGGTATATTACCTATCCGATTATATAAAGTTTACTCAAGAGAAACTTGATGAAGCTAAAAAGAATTGGAGAAATGGGGAAGAATGGGATGATGAGGAATACGAGAGGGTAGAATTTTTAGAACAAACACTAAAACATCTAGTGGAAATGAGAGAACATGGGGAAATATTCTATACTGACTTTTAAATCCATGATAAAACATACACGAGGGGTATCTAATACCCCCTGTATGTTCCTTAAAACAAGTTTTTATACCTTGTTTTCTTGTGGACTAGGCTCTTTTATTCTTAAATTGTATATAAGCCCACTCCCTGTCATCTTGTCTATATTCATTTTCCACAAATCGCCTGACGCAGTCTTCATTGTTTGAATCATGATGAAACATGCCAAGAAAAAAGCTGATAGATTTTTTAGTAATACCAAAAACATTCATTCATTACACCCCCTTTTTTATTTCGTGTATAATTTATATTATAATGTAAAATCGTTATTTTTCAAGTGTTTTTATGGCATATCTGCTATGCAAGTTTTGTACATTTTTTACTTGACATTCGTGTACAAGTATGAGAGAATGTACAAATGTTAGGGAACAGTATCTTTATTAACAAATTATTAAAGAAAGGAATCCAAGTTTATGTGTATATAAATCCTCACTGTTCCCTAACACAAAATAGTAATGAACAAATATAAAGTATATACTCATCTAGTCACTGTAAGACATTACAGTATTTTGGCAGATACACCTGACAATGCAAAGAATCTAGCCAAGAGTATAGTAAAGAAATTGTCAAGACAGAATCCTGTTATCATGTTTGAAAGGGATTATGTAAGAATAAAAAAAGTAGAAAGGATAGACAATGAATAAAATAAGAATAGAATGTCAAGAATGTGAGGGCCTAGGCCGTATACCTGTATGCCCTGAGCCAAGGTATGATGAATGGGAAGATTGCCCTGTATGTGAAGGTCATGGCCATTGGCTTGAAGAGGAAGAAGTAGTAGAAAAAATGAGAGGCAGTTGTATTGTTGATGAAGAGATTGATACAATGTTTAATGATTATGAAGTAGAAAGATTAACTGAAAGGAAGAACAATGGATATTATGACTAAGACTTATGTATTGTATGTGGAAGAAAAGAAAACTAAAAAGTATTTTGTAAAAGCTGATACAGAAGAACAAGCTAAAGAAAGATATTTAATAGACGGCTTAACTTCTAACTTGTATGATAAAGATGAAGAACGAAAAATACTTCATGTAGCTTTAGCTGAGTTTAAACTTGACTAGATTTTCCACTATGAAGTATATGTATATAACCCCCCAAACCACATGTGGATGTTATCATACTTTTAATAATTTGTCAAGGATAAAATTTTACTTGACATTCAGAAAAAAAAGTGTATAGTTATAATACAAATGGAATACAAATACCAACTAAATAAAATAAAAGAACTGAACATAGCTTCAGGACAACACTATCGTGGTGACTGTTTATTCTGTTTGAATCGTAATACATTATCAGTTAGAAGTGAGAATGGAAGATTGTCTTGGAACTGTTTTCATGCTAACTGCGATGCTAAAGGCTCACTAAGTGTGAGTACTACCGTAGATGACTTACAAAATTTCTTACACAGTAAGACTAAACCCTCCATTGAACAATTCTCTTTCACTGTTCCTAGGGAATTTGTAACCGTCTACGGTAATAATAAAGCAAGAGAGTATATTGATAAATATCAGCTAGAGAATACCGAGGCTAGACTGATGTATGATGTGAAACAAGATAGAATTGTGTTTCTAATTGAAGAAGAAGGCACTGTTGTGGGTGCAATCGGTAGAGCGTTGGCTGATGACACATTCCCTAAATGGTATAAGTATGGTACATCATCATTACCTTTCATGGTGGGTACAAATAAATATGTAGGCGTACTAGTAGAGGATTGTGTCTCAGCCTGTAAGGTAGCACTAGCGAATCTTACAGGGATAGCTATCATGGGTACACGATTACCTGATGAGTATATAGTTCCCATTGCAGATAAAATTGATAGATGTTTTGTTTGTTTGGATAAAGACGCTACAGAAAAAAGTTTCAAAATAAGAGATACTCTATCCTATCACATTCCTAGTTATGTAGAAATGATAGATAAGGATTTGAAGTATTATAGTATTAATGAATTAAAAGAATGGGGGGAAAAAATATGCAAGAAGATTGGTTAGCTATAGTATTAGTATGTATTGTTCTGTTTATCATTGGTTATGTATTCTTTAATTTGCCTATATATGATTGGCATGTATAATAATGTAATTTTAGAAAGGCACTACAAAAAAGGTAGTAGGAAAGGAAGGTTCAAGATTTCTGAAAAGAGTAAAGAGTTTTGGAAATCTTGGGATAGTGTAGTTAGTATACCTGAAAAGCAATTAAATCCTAATACAAGAGAACACTATCATCGCAACAGTCTAGTAGAAAAAATGGATGTTAGTGACACAAGAGACTATAAGATGAAGGTATTTAACTGCGATAGGAAGACAAAAAAGATGTACGAAGCGTACTATAAGACACACTCATATACATAGAAAGGAAATACAATGGGATTGTTTGACAGAGAAAAGACGTATTTAGTGGATATCATGGGGGTAGCCACAATAGTAAAGGTAGGCCAAGATAAGTATGATGATATCTATGGAGAGCCTACGGTGATGTATAGCTTAGGCTATTACAATAAAGCACTAGAAGACTTAGGTGGTAATGACGACCATACCTTTGAGCCTATGAAAAAGGATAAGACTACAGGTTGTCAAATAGCTACATGGAAGAGGTTAAAAGAATATCAATTACCTTTTAGTGAAACAGGATATCGCTCCGACTTTAGTCCTATTGTGAAGGAAGGCACATACTCATCAGTAGAAGATGTGATTATGGATAGTGCTATCAATACTTTAAAACATTGTGGTATTACAAGAAATAAATACTTCGATGCAGAAACAATGCAAGATGTTCCTGTTGTAAGAATAGTAGAGAAGTTATCTTAGTGGAAAAATTTAATTACATGGTAGGTATAACTTTTATTTTATTTTTATTTATGATTACTTCTTGTTCATACACTGTAGAAAAGAATACTAAAAACGATATTGCTATTGAGCCTTTAGATTCTATTCAAAAAATAGATTGTGAAGCTGATAACATAAAGAAGTTAGACATAGCTAAATGTAAAATGGAGACAAGACTATTGGAGTTAAAGTATTAAATCTTACACAGTAAGATAGAAAGGTACACATGGAAGACGGCAATCTAAGATTATATGTTCTTAAAATACTACTCACTAAAAAGAATTTTCTTAGAGTTAAAAACATTATTCATGATGATTTCTTTACAAATGGAGTAAAAGATATCTATAAAGCTATCGCTCAGATTTATGAAGACAATCCTGAAATAGAACAAATTAACTATGATGATTTACGAATCAGTTATTTTGAGACATACTTCTCTAATCAAAGTGTTAACGCTCAACTAAATATAAAAAATATCATTAGTAGATTAGAACAATCAAAACCAATGACAGATAGTGTTATTGAAAATGCTATCAAGAGTATGTACAAGATGTCAAAGGCAGATGAAATGTCAAGACTTTGTATTGAGATAGGAAACAATCCTAGTAAACATTCTTTCCAAGAAATAAAAAGATTTCTTAATGATGTGGATGAGGACAACTTCGAAGAAAAGGAAAGCACTCTAGTCAGTACAGATTTAGATGAGATTCTATCTATCAATGAACACAATGGTGAGTTCAAATTTAACATATCTGAATTAGAAAATAGTACAGGGGGAATTGGTAGAGGTAATTTTATGGTAGTATTTGCTAGACCTGAAACAGGTAAAAGTGCCTTTTGGGTTAGCCTTGTAGCAAAGCAAGACGGCTTCGCTTGGCAAGGACATAAGTGCCATTCTTTTATTAATGAAGAACCTGCTAGAAGGATTCAAATGAGAATGGTTAATGCATGTAGTGATATTACTAGGAAAGAAGTATACAATGGTAGTAGACATTTAGCTGATACTCATTGGAATAAAATTAAAAATAATATATTTACTCATGACAAAGTGGATATGACTATGGAAGATTTAGATACTTACTGTAAAGATAATGAGGTAGATGTTTTAATCATAGACCAATTAGACAAAGTTAACGTTGTAGGTAAGTATAATTCTTCTCATGAAAAACTAAGAGAGATATATAGACAAGCTAGAGAGATAGCTAAAAGACATAACTGTTTAGTTATTGGTATGTCTCAGGCATCTGCAGAAGGTCATAACAAAGCCACTTTAAGTTTTGATGTTATGGAAAATTCTAAAACAGGTAAGGCTGCTGAGGCTGATTTGATTATAGGTATTGGCAAAAACGATGCTGAAGAACTTGATGTCAATGAAGGACATCGAAGAACTATATCCATATCAAAAAATAAACTGTCAGGAACACATCCTGTATTTCACCTTCATATTATACCGTCACTGTCACAATACAAGTCAATACTAGATTAGAAAGGATGATAACAATGATTACAGTATTAGATATAGAAACCACCTTCACCAAAGAGGGAGACCCAACACCTTTCAATCCTAACAATAGATTAGTAAGCATAGGTATTAATAACGAATACTTTTTTTTCTATCATAAAGAAATGACTGACATGAAAAAAATTCAAGAGAATAAGATAGCCATTCAAAAGATTCTAGATGAATCTGTATTAGTCGTAGGACATAACTTAAAGTTTGATATGTCATGGATGTATGAGTTTGGATTTAAATATGAGGGAAAATTATATGACACCATGTTAGCAGAGTATGTAGTTAACAGAGGTGCAAAAGATAAATCTATCTCTTTAAAAGAATCCTGTAAGAGAAGAGGACTAAGCATGAAGTCAGATATCTTATCTACATATATGGATAGTGGATATGGTATTGATGAAATTCCTATGGAGAAATTAGAAGAGTATGGTAAGCAAGACGTAGCTATTACTAAGCAACTATATCTTACACAAGTAAGATTGTATAACCAACCTGGGAATAAAGTCCTAAAACCTACAAGAGATTTAATGAATGATTTCCTACGTGTATTAATTGATATGGAATGTAATGGAAACTATATTGACTTACAAGAATTAGATGTCGTAGAGAAAGAACTCAATCAAGAATACTACAAACTTAAAAATAAGATTGGTAAAATTATTCAACAGGTTATGGGTGATACTAAAATAAACCTATCATCAACAGAAGATTTATCTAAAGTTATTTACTCTAGAAAGGTTCACGACAAGAATACTTGGGCCACACTATTTAATATTGGTATAGATAAAAGAACTAAGAAGCCTAAGAAAAGACCAATGATGACCGACAGAGAGTTTTCTAATGTCATCACTAAACATACAGAGCAAGTCTATAAAACTATTGCACAACAATGTAATATATGTAGTGGTGTAGGTTATATAAGACAACTAAAGAAAGACGGAACACCTTTTAAGAACCTATCAAAATGCAGTAAATGTAAAAGTGAAGGTATGTTGTTTATTGAAACAGAAGCTAAGGCAGGTTTTAATTGGACTACAAAACTTGTGGCAGATGTTTCTCAAGGTGGATTCAAAACAGATAAGGAAACATTAAATAGGATTAGTAAGTTAGCTGAAGGTTCTTTAAAAGAGTTTGTGGATAGTGTTATTAGGTATAGTGCTATTGAAACTTACCTCAATACTTTTGTGACAGGTATTAAAGATAACGTAAGAGAAAACAAAGTACTGCATCCTTCTTTTAATCAGCATACCACAGTGACAGGTAGGCTATCTTCTTCTAAACCTAACTTCCAAAATATGCCAAGAGGTGATAAGTTTCCTGTTAAGAGAGTTATTAAATCTAGATTTGAGAATGGTGAGATATTAGAAGTAGACTTCTCACAATTAGAATTTCGAACTGCAGTATTTCTAGCACAAGATGTACAAGGTATGAAGGATATTGCAGACGGAGTAGACGTTCATCAATATACGGCTGATGTTATTGGGTGTTCAAGACAAGACGCAAAGGCCCACACATTCAAACCTTTGTATGGTGGTATGTTAGGTAAGAAAAAAGAGAAGGAGTATTATGAGAAATTTTTAAAGAAATATAAAGACATTGCTGATTGGCATATGAAATTACAAGAGAGAGCGTACAGTTCTAATATTGTAAGACTGCCTAGTGGTAGAGAATATTATTTCCCTAATGTTTTTAAAAGGGTAAATAAAAGAACAGGTTTTATATCGTATTCTAATTCAACAAATATAAAAAACTATCCTGTTCAAGGTTTTGCTACTGCTGATATAGTTCCCTTAGCATGTATTAATGTTTGGGAATTATTAAAAGAACGTGGAAAGAAAAGTCTAATTATTAATACTGTCCATGATTCTGTAATACTAGACATGCATCCTGATGAGATTGATGATGTTGTAAACATTGTCAAGACTGGTTTTAAGAATGTGAAGGATGCGATGTTTACTAGATATAATTGTGAACTCAATGTACCTTTAGACTTTGAAATAAAAAAAGGTAAAAATTGGCTTGACTTATCCACAATTATATGATATAATGATAATTATAATAGAGGTAATATAAATGACTAATGACTTAATAAATGATATAGATAATCTAAGCAATGATAAACTCATGTCCATGCTTGGTCAAGATGTAGACTCAGGTGGTTCTATACTAGGTAGATTATCTATTAACTATGATACCGAAGACTCAGACGGTAATCTTATAAAACGAGGTCTATATAAAGTAGAGACACAGGAACATGGAGCAATCTTTTCCGAGAAAGTTTCTTTTAGACCTTTCCTAAATACTTTTCAATACAAGAAATACGATGAAGAGAATGAGGAAAACAATTATAAATCTGTAATGTTTACAAGTTGGTCGGATTCAAAACCTGACACCAATGGTACAGACGCATGTGGCAGTGTACCGAAAGCATTACGAGAAGGGCTTGACCCCGTTGCTAAAATGGAACAAGACAAAGTTACATGTTATAGAAATGTTTTTGGTGTAGTATCTATTAAAGGTAAGACATCAAAAGGTGACGAGATAACATTGACTAATGAGCCTGTTGTCTATAGAGTGCGAGGGGTTAATTTTCTACCTATTGGAGACCAATTAAAAAGTCTATCAAAAAGAAATAAGATTATGTATAATACTGTATTAGAATTTTTTGGTACAGAAAAACATACCAAAGGTAGTGTTACTTATTTTGTTGCAAAGATTAAGGATTCAAATAAAGATGTTAAGTTTTCTGATGAAGACAAGGCAATCCTAAAAGAGTTCTTAGACTATGTGAGAAATGAGAACGATTATGTAAAGGGTGAATATGACATAGCTATAAAAGAAAAGCACAAGTCTACAGTATCTCCTGACGACTTGGATGATGCTACTATCTTACAGGAAATGTCCGCTTGACTTTCTTAGAAGAAGTAAAATCATTTTTGGCACAGGCTCAAAACGAGCCTGTTGCCATACCTAAGAATATTCTTCAAGAGTTTAAAGAAGATTGCGGTAAAGCAGTAGAAAAACAGTTCACAGATGAGAGAGAGAAAGAGTTTAGAATCAGGATGTCAAACATTGGTAGACCTTTATGCCAATTACAAATGGAAAAGAAACATTTTGGCGACAAGTCCTTAAAGAATTTTGAAAATTACAATCACAAGTTAAGGAATTTATTTGGTGATATATTAGAAGCAGTAGTTGTAATGCTATTGAAAACAGTGAAGGCTAAAATCAATGGTCTTCAAGGCAGTGTCAAACTTAACACAGAGTATTTTGACATCAAAGGTACATATGATATTATTATAGACGATAAGGTATATGATATCAAGAGTGCTTCACCGTTTGCCTATGAGAAAAAGTTTGGGGAACAAGGTGGTGGATTTGATAAGTTCGTAGAAGGCGATGTCTTCGGATATCTATCCCAAGGGTATCTTTATTCGGAAGCCACCACCAAGCCTTTCGGTGGTTGGATTGTTGTTAACAAATCTACAGGTGAGATAATGTTAAGCAGTCCACCTGAAGAAGATGACAAGTACCGTGAACAGGCTATGGGTACTGTAAAGAAAAATATAAAAGCATTGATGACGGATGAACCGTTTGAAAGATGCTTTGATTTAATAGAAGAAAGTTTTTATCAAAAGAAAACTGGTAATAAAGTTTTAGGCACTGTTTGTTCTTTCTGTGAGTATAAACATTTATGTTGGGGTGATAATCTTCAGTACTTGCCCCAACAACAATCTAAAGCAAGAAGCCCTAGATATTTTTGGTATGCTGAGATAAATAAACCCAAGGAGGTATACAGTGAAGAAAGTTCCAGTTGATGATAATAGTGTTGTTATTGTAATAAAACCCTACGGTGATAACAGATTTGCTTGTGGTCTTCATTCTAATTATGAACAAGACACCGAAGATAAAGTGATGTGCTACACTGTAGCTATGGGCCTTTGTCAAATTGCACTTGATGACCCTGATATGGTTTATGAGATTGGTTTAAGTGTTGCTGAAATTGAAGAGAAAAAAAAAGAAGTAACTAAAAATGGACACGATAAGGTGTTGAACATAACTGAGTGGAGAAAAAAATTAAACTAATGAAACATAATTCTAATTTTAAATACGATTTGGAGTGGGGAAAACAAGGGGAGACCGTTGTTGCAGAAATACAACAAGGTGAAAAGACTGAGGTAAAGTCTGAAAGAGATAAGTGGATTAAGACAGGTAATCACTATTGCGAATATCAAAGTAGAGGGAAAGAAAGTGGGATAAAGAAAACTCAAGCAGAGTGGTGGACTATTAACTTCTATAGTGGTGATAGATTTTGTTTTAATCTTACATTAAAGACAGAGGACTTACGTAAAATAATAAATGATAATAATTTTAATAAAGTTCCTGGTGGTGATAGCAATACATCTTGGGGATACTTAGTTCCTATAATTAAACTAATAGATTTTACAAGCTATGGACAAAATAAATCCTAATTATTATAGAGAAGGCATAGAGACTGCCGACTATATTGAATCCCATAACATGGATTACTTTCAAGGTAATATAATTAAATACGTAACGAGGTATAAGATGAAGAATGGTGTAGAAGATTTAAAGAAAGCAGAGTGGTATCTGCAAAGGTTGATTAAAAGATATGAAACCAAGAACTAAAAATGGAAAACAGTTAGCTAAATGGGCTAAGGCTCGTACAATAAAATTGCCTGAGTATATTATTAAAGAAATAGAAAAAATAGAAAAAATAGTAAAAACATCTAGGGAATATATTAGGAATAAAAATGAGAATAGTTAAAGACCCCTTTACAGGGAAGTTGTTAGTATCTCTTGATGAGTTTGAGAGAAAACAATATAAAGAAAAGAATGTTTTTGATATGACATATACAAAGATGAAAGTTTTCTTTGACGATATTCATGAGATTGTTATGGGTGAAGTTAGTATTTTAGAAAAAGAATATGAGAGGAAAAGAAATGAAGAACTATTTAATAAGTGAAGAACAAAGACAGGAAGTCTTAAAGTATCTGTGGACCAGACCTTATGGGGAAGTGTATAGAATTATGGAAACAATATTGAGATTAGGGGAGAGAAAGGATGACGGATTGGCAGAATCTAGTAAGAAGAAAGTATGATTATAAAATAGATGTTGGGTTTTATTCTCTAGGAATAAATCGTGATTTCAATTTAGTGGTTAACGAGGACACTGTTAACTACAATGTTTTAGACAAAACTCTTAAAGAACTCTATCCTGAGTTTAGACAATCAAATGTTATCGTATCTGTAGCAAGGGAAACAAAGTATCAGTTTGAAGAACTATCCGAAAGGATGACTAAGTTTATTAATAAGATAGTTTAATTATCTATTAAGATATTTATTAGGGAATATGTTTTGACTAACACCAGACATACTATCCAATTCTTCTGCTACTATATTATTAGTATCGCCTTTTAGTGCGTATTGATTCGCTACTACTTTAATGTCCTTATCTGTGTAGTAGTTCATAGCATCAGGTTCGTTTTCCATCCTGACTATACTCTTTAAAAAACCATAAGAAATATCTTTGTCTTTTAAGTCTACTATATCTGTTCCTGAACCTAGCTTACCTTTTGTGTTTTCTATTAACATAGGTAGATAGTCTTTATTCTTTGCAGCTATCCCAGACAAGTCATCACTTTTATAATTATTTAGTATTGTGTTTAGGTCCTTATCTTTATAGCCTGAAACTACATCTAATATAGCTTTTAAACCTTCCTTTTTAGTTTTATATCTTCTATAAGGTATATTAGTATCCTTACCTCTATAGTAATCCTTGCCTAAAATATATCCTTCTTTAGCTAGAGTGTCATCTGACACATTTGGTAATGAGTCTAATTTATAACCCTCTACTAGTAGTTTAACATTTCCCGGATTGTTATTTATATATTTTTGACCTATATCCATTATTTCTTCACCAAACTTCCACCGAAGTATAGGCCTACTATTGATGACATAAGGTGAGTATCCAAAGGAGTAATCACTACACCTGCAAATGCTCTGTCCATTAGTACTTCCTTCTTCTCTATTAGAAACAAAAAACCTGGTTTAAATTCTGTCCATGTTAAGATGACAGGAATATCCATAAGAACAGGAACTATTTTAGGCCATGCAATAACAAAGAACACAGCCGTTAAAGCTATGATTCTTCTTGTCCATTGAAAGCCTTTGTTCTCATATGTTCTTGCTTTATCTACAAAAGACATTTGTGTTTCTGCTCTTTGTAATAACATCTTTTGTTCTTCTTGTTTTGCTTTAATGCTTTGACCCCATATAGACATTACTCCACCGAGTAAGCTAGAGCCTAGCATTGTAATCATTTCTACTGGTAATCCACCCAACATTTTATTCATCCCCCACTATGCCGTTCTTTTCGGCTTGTTCGTATATTTCCATTTCTTGTTCTGTTATCTCTCCCCTTTCCATTTTTTCAAAGAAATCTTGTTGCATATTTTCTAACTTTCTTTTAATAGAGTCGTGTAATTCTTTAGGATTTCTAAATCCTTTCTCTTCTGCAAAATCATACATCCATTGTTGCCATGCTTGGTCAATGTCTCCCTCAAATTTTATAAAAGATTCAGCCATGAGTTGAACAATATCCCCTTTAGATTTTGCACCCTTACCCATCTCTTGTTTCATTAGGTATGTAAAGGTCATATACTTTGATTCTTTAACAGAACGCATTGCTAAAAACTTTCTTTTCCACCAATCTACTTCAGTTCTTTTATAGTTATCGGTAGAACTTCTAATATAAAAAGGGTTATCATTAGATTGATACCACTGTTCAATCCATCCATGCCATGATGTCGGTGTTACTTTTTTCCATGAGTCTCTTACTTCTGAGGGTGATGAAGGTGTTATATCTAATAAAGGTTCACCCGTCAATTGCTCACCTAGTTTATAGTTTAAATAATGTTTTGATAGTTCTAGTATACCTGATGCTGCATTAATAGAAAATTCTAAACTTGGAAAGTTTATAACTTCTGTTGGGTCTGTTGTAGGTGCTTGTAATGAATTACTCATATCAGCATTTAATATAGTAGAAGGCCCTCCAAATAAAAATACATCTGGTAATCCCATATTAATAAGATGGTCACTGAGTGTTCTGAAGTTTGTTAACCCTGTAAAATTTATTGCTTTAATAATAGAGTCTACAAAAGTAACTCCCACTACACCTTTTAGGCCACCAAAGATAGCTTGACTAGCTAAGAAATTAGCGAGTTGTGTTGTTTGTCCTTTAGGTATTGGTACAGGTATTTTCTTTTTACCCACTACTAATTTTTCAAACTTTGCTTTTTGTATAGCCTCAGCCATTTGCCCATACCAGTTATGTGCATAGGTTTTAAATAAACCTGCTGGTCTTGATATAGCACCTGCCATACTGAATACTAAAGGTCTTTGTGCTGAGTGGTATTCTACCATTAACTTATTAGCAAGATAAGGAGCTTGTTTAATAATAAAGTTTTTACTATAGCCTAATGCTAACATATGTTCACCCACAGTATTTACAGCTTGTAACCTTGTAAATCTTTCCATAAATCCTGCAGGAACTGTGCCTTTTAATGTACCAAATACTTTTTTACCTAATCCTCTAGTATTTATTTTACCTTTTGCATAATAAGTTTCACCTAAATATTCCTTTAACATAGCTTCCGTAATCACACCTTGTCTAACAGCAGATTTATTTAAAGCAATATTAAATTCTGTAGGTTTAAATGTACGCATCATACCTAAAGCAGTGGAATGGTATGCAAGAGCAGTGGCATCAACCATACTTCCACCCCTTGTCTCAATCGCCATACCTGCTAATTTATGAGGTAGCATCTGTAAGGGTTGTATTCCTTGTAGCATTAAGAATCTAGGATTTAGTGCTAAGAGAAACCATGTGTTTGCTAAGTTTGCAGATTTGATATACCACTTACTTATCATTGATTCTACTTGAGAACCTAATGGACTGCCTCTCATTTGTTTTACCATTTCATTAATAGGTAATCCTGTAGCATTTTTTCTTACAGTTTCTGCAAATTGAAAATCTGTTGGGTATAAATCTGCTAATGTTTTCTGCCCTCTAATTCCTATGTCTTTTGTAATTGGTGTTTTATAGAATGTTGTAAAGTCATTTGCAAGTTTCATACGTAAGGAACTTTGAATACCACCGTTAACATACATGGTAATAGCCTGTTCAAAATCTTTTAATCTCTTTGAGGGGCTTCCATATGCTCCTAGATATCCCTCAACAACTTTTCCTTTTCTTGTCATCTTACGTATATTAAAACCTTTTTCTTTGTAAACCTTTGTAACTAAAGTGTCTAATGCATCTAGAGTTTTTTTATTCATTTTATTTCTATTAGCTAATTGCATTATATCTTGAAACATTTCTGCAGAATAATCTTTTACTTCACTAACAGTTTTAGAGCGAACATTAATTTGTAGTTCAGGATTTTCTTTTTGTAATTCTGATTTTATTTTATTGGCTTGTTTTATATTATCCGCTCCGTAGACTCCAATCAAATCACCTTTACTATTGTTTACGAAAACTTTAAGATTACCTAAATATATTTGTGGAAAATAGTTTGGTCTTTTATTTATCTTTGAAACATTTTTACCACCATAATTAATAACAAAATCATTATACATTTTTTGTACACCGTCAAATGTTTTTTGTATATCTTTCATGGCCACTAATCCTTCTTTAGATAATCCAAAAGTTTCTACATATCCTGGTGTAGCTTCTCCTGTCTTACTGTCAAACCTATCGTCTTTTAATCTATCATCTCTATTTTGTTTTCTATATAAAGTATACTCATCATTAAGAGATTTCATTGTCTCAATAACTTTTAGTTGTTCATCTTTAGATAACCTTTTCCAACGAACTAATGCACCACCCTCAGAAGGGGTTAGCTGTGAGTATTTTAAAGGACTAAATCCTTTTACCTTTTCTATTTTAGATGTCTGAAATGCTTTAGGATTTTCTAGAAATAGTTTTGTCATATACTCTACTTCCATTACATACTTACTAACTAAGTCTACTCCATACTTTGTAACAGGGTAATCCCCTAAAAATTTTGCAGGTAAGGCATATTTTCTACCACCTTTAAAGAATATATTTTTAAAACTTTGCATCAAGGTATCTCCCTTAATAGGTGTCATTTTCTTAGTATTAGGTACAGGTATTGTTTTCTTTTCTTCTACTATATCATACTTGCCTTCTTTATTTTTTTTCTTTTTGTTAAGAGATATATCTTTACCTTTAACCATTAGAAGCTTAGCTTCCGTAGGTGTTAAAGATGCTACCATATCAAAGTCTCTCATAAACTTTGTAGAGAACATGCCATGGTCTCTAATGACAGCACTAACACTTTCCATACTATCTTTTAACTTACCTTTCTGTGCGTTTAACTTATTTATTTCTGTTTTATTGTTTGTTATTTGTGTTTCAATTTGTGTCTTTATTTCATCTTTTTTTGCTCTATCTTTTTTGCCAATTAGTTTTTCATTTTGAAGTGTTAAATCACTGACTTTTCTTTCATACAAATTAAATTGGTCTATTATACCAGCTAAAGATTTTTCTGTATTGTTTATAGCTTTTTCTGCTTCTCTAATATTTTTTTGGATGGATAATTCTTGCTTTACCTTATTGCCAAAATTTTCTACGACAGTATCTATCTTACTTTTAGCCGTAAGTTTAGGTCCTATAACACCTAAAATAGCAAAGGTTGTGGCATTGGCTAATCTTTCTTCTGCATTTTCTGCAGGACCTGCCGCACCCATAGCACCCATACCCACTAATCTAGTAGGAATTCCAAACATATTTAATCCTTGTAATAGTTTACCACTTAAACCACCTTCAACACCTGCAAGTCCTACACGTGTGGCATACTCTAATCCTGTCTCACCTTCTTTCTTTTCTGATTCTATCAACATATTCATTGCTGCAAAACCTCCAACAGGGCCTCCTGCCATTATAGCGGGTGTGTATAGTGCTACAATACCTGGTGTCTGTGCTACACCTTGAATAACTGACTGTGTAAATCCTGTACCTGCTTTCTTTTTGGATTCCAACATTTTCTTTTCGTCACGTTCCTGTTGGTCTTTGTGAAAGTCGTACCACGACATAAGCATAGACTTGACTTTTCCACCCTCCTCTTGGGGTGCATCTTTTAGTCTAGCTTTTTTTTGTTCTTCTGCTGTGAGAAATGCTCCGGGGATATTTGCAAAGGCTTGTTGTGCAATAGATTCATAAGCATTGTATCCTGATTCAATACCATACCTATACATATTATATACTCGAGAACCGAGTGTTGTGGGTTTATCGGTTATAGATTCTCCTATACCAATAGATTCATCATCAAGTTCATTGTCTTGATTATCTTCTTTTTTTACTTTATCAACATATTGTTGAGTAATTTTTTTTATTTCTTCCCTAGGCATATCGTCAGGAAAATTGACGAGTTTGCCATCTGGCATACGAACTTTCATTTTATCTCCTATCCTGAATAGTTAGGGTTTATGTCTTCTAGTATATCTAGGTAAGATTCTTCCTCTTCGTCTTGTTGCCCTGTGACTTTTTGTGTTGGATAGACAGGCATTTTAGTTTGATAAACAGGGTAATAATATTTTTGTACTACTTTAGCCTTGTCTTCAGGTGTTCCTGTGATTAAAGTATTATAATCATTTTCAAAACCTGTTCTTATTTCCTTTTGGTTAAACCCTAGAGTTTCAATTGTATTTTTAAGATAGGATAATATGTCTCCTTGGTCAATAGTAATAGCAGATGTAGAAGGTCTGATAGCTTCATATGCACCGACTACTGGTGTAGGTGCTTCCATTTCAGGGGGAGTAAATCCACTCACTACTGCTTCTTGCCTTTCTCTTACATCCTTAGGTGGCTCAAACATTAACTTAGATAAAAAGTTTGTGGTGTTCTTACCCATGTTATTCTTTATCTCTAATCCATTTTTAATTTTAGAAGCGTTGATATCGGATGAGAATTTTTGTTGAGACACTTTAGTGTAATCTTCAAACTTAGTTTTCTCTTCCTCAGGTAATAATTCAAAGTTTTTCTTTAACTCTGATATTGCATCATTCCTATTATCTGGGGCCATTTGACCTAAAGCAGAAATATATTCTATATCATTTGTACCAAATAAAAAGTTAGCAAATGTTCCACCGCCAACAGATGAACCTACCGTTAATGCAGAATCATACGTCTTTTTAATGTTAGCTACTTCTTCATCTACTTCTTTTCTAGCTATTTTTAATTCTTCTAAACCTTGTTCACCACTTTGACGTGCTTCATCCATACGAGAAAGTAGTCTTGAACCTGCACCGATAGCTACTTGCCTTAATGATTTTGAACTAAGCAATCCCATTATTCATCTCCCTTCTTTGCCATTAGACCATTCGATTCTTTTTCAGATACTTCTTCTTCTTGCTTTTTACTTTTTTCTTTATCTTGTATGTCTTTGGCAAAGTTTCTTGTTTTATATAAGTTTTTTAATATTTGTTTTGTTTCTTTAGCTTTAGGTTTACTCAACTTTATTTTTTCTACACCTGATGCTTTACCTATTGCTAATATCATTTTCTCTACAATAGGTGATATAACCAAACCTAAATCTACACTAAATGCACCTTCCATAAAACCTGAAAATACAATTACTCTTGTGATACTTTCTACAGACATACCTGTTTCTAGCATTAAAATAATTTTGGCTAAGGTTTGTTTTCTATGTAATCTTTTCCATATAAAATTTGCCGCATCTTCTTTCTTGGAAAACATTGGTGGATTTTCCCATGAATAGTTTTTAGGCGTATCTGTTAAAGACTGTCCTGGAACTGGTGTATCAAATGGATTTTGCTGTCTCTCTAATGCCATTATCCCATAATCCTTTTAGCCATTTCTGAATACTCGTTATTTAAAAAACTATCCCACGCTTGAAGAAATTCCACATACTGTGCAGAAGATTCCCCAAACTCTACAGTCTTTGCAACTTCAGGGTCTACAGTTTCTCTATACTCATATCTTTTTGGCATGTTAATAATAGTAGGTGCGGAAACTCCTGTTCCTCCACCACTTCTTCCACCTAAGATACTTGCTCCTATTCCTAATATTTCACCTATTCCTAATGACATTTTTACTCCTTATTAAAACATACCACTAAATATTTCTAATCCAATTGCACCTATAATACTGTTTAGTTGTCCTTGGGATTGTTCATCTAGTAGTGCTAATTCTGATTCTCTTTCTAGTGCGGCCATTGCAATGTTATGCGCTCTATCCGCTGCATTTTCTGATGATGTGTTGACCCATGATGCCTCATCTCTCCACTGTTGCCATAATGCTGATAGTGCGAAGTTAGAAATATTTAGTAAGTTTTGTGCATCGGTTTGATTTGCCGCATTAATACTTGCAGTATTTGCTGTGTTAATACTTCTTCTCCACGTTACATTTGATTGGTCTACTAATCTTTGATTCTCTACATTAAATCTTTGTCTTTGGTCTTCAAGCTGTGCGTTGAATTGAGAAATTGTTGCTTGTCTTTGTGCGTTAGCTTCTGCTACACCTATTTCATTTTGTGCATTTTGAGCAGATATTTTATTAGACTCAGCTACAGCATATTGATTCATAGCATCTTGCCTTGATGCATTGTTTGTATTAATCTGTGTTTGTAGACTTGTAAAGAACTGGTCAGTTTGTGCTTGGCTTTGTGCGTTAAACTGTAGTGACGCATTTTCTGCCGCTTGGTCTGTCAATAATGTCTGTTGTCTTAGTTGAATATTTGTTAAACTTGATTGTTGTCTATTGGATAAATTTTGCATATCCATTTGGAAATATTGTTGAGCATTTAAAACTGCCGCTTGTTGTCTATTATTTAAATTTTGAAATACGGCCTGTTGATAAAACTGTGCATCAGCTTGAGCAATAGGTATAGATGATTGCAATACACCTGTAGCTAGAGCCTCAGCGGCAATACTAGATGCACCTAAACCACGCTGTTGCATGGAGGCATCAACTAGTCTTTTTGCCCCTTGAGCAAAAGCAGGTAGAGGTTTACCCTCATCGACTGATTGTTGTATAGCTTGGGAAATATTAGCGAGTTGACCTTGAACGGTTGCTTCTGGTGGTAATGCTGTTAAGTCTTGTTGTTCTGCCACCATTGGTTGAGTTACAGTACCTGTCTCTGCTACCATTTGAGGTACAGCTTGACCTGTCACTGCTTGATATTGTGGAGCAGATGTTACTGTTGCTTGTTGAATTTGTGCGGCACTAGGTACTTCTGCTGTAGGAATTGTAGGGGCTACAGTGGTTGTAGGGGTTGGTGCTTGGACTTGTCCTTCTAGGCCTGGGGTTACTTGTAGTGTACTTGGTGTGACTTGTTGTAAAGCTAATCCAGGAGTAACTGCAGTTCCTGTAGGTAATGTAGGTTGTCTCATAGCCGCACCGACTTGAGCCTGTACTACTTGAGATGGGTCAGTTAAAGGTTCTTGAACTGTTTGATTTGTTTGTTGAGTTGTTGTAGGTTGCGATGCAGTTGCATCCATAAAACTCTTATAACTTTCTTCTGTACCGAATACTTCTTGTTGCTCTTGAGATAATTCGGTAAACGGTTTATATGCCATTATTTACTCCCTTTAATTAAGTATGCTTCCATCCACATAATCTTTTCTTTTATTACTGCTATATCCTGTTGTATTTGTGATACAGTATCTGCCTTACGTTCTACTGCATCTAGCCTTTCTGAAAACATCCCCCAAGTCATACTAATGGTTACTAATAGTACCAGATAGGGTAATATGTTTTTCAGTTCTAATTTCATCCGTTTGCTGCCTTCATATTAGCAACACGTTCCTCATGTTCTTCCCATGTTTTTGCTAATTGCTTTTCTTTTGCATAATCAGGTTTATCTTTATTAAATGCTATTACCTCATCAACAGTCATGTTCATCCACTTTTGTCTTTCTTGAAAGTTTCTTTCTGCCCATGTCTCTAATCTATCTAAAAGAAATTTATTATGTATTGTTAATTCTTTATTGTCTGCTCGTAGTTCTTTGTTATCTTTACGAAGTTTATTAACTTCTTCTTCTAGTTTTTTTATGGACATACGTTTCTCCTTTATATTAATTATTGAGGGCATTGAGGGGGTTATTTAAAGACTTATTAATCTCTAAGTTTAAATTCTCTTCGATTACTTTTAGTTCGTCAAATATTTCTCTTGTATCAGCTTTCTGTCTATCTTCTACATCATTAACAATTTCAGTAATATGTCTAATGTCATTATTCATCTGTCTTAAATCTGCCTTCATATCATTCTTCAAATCTTTTGCTACATCTGCCACAATTGTGATTTCTGCTAGTACAGAATCTATTTCTGATTTCAATACAG